GTTTGATCAAAACATAGGTGTGCAGCCTATTGGAGTTACCTCACCTTCACGCATGTGGCAACGATTTAAGTCAATCAGCAAACATTTCAGACTGCCAGACTGGCACCCCCATCCTCTTGCCAATCCTGACATGAAAATTGGGGCCACTCCAAGTCAACATCGCGACAACCGTTCTCGTAACAATGTTCGACCTGAGCCACCTCGACATGTTCAGTTGAGAAACGAATTAGCTGAACAGCTCTTAGATTACCAGAATTTGGCCCTCCCGGATGTTCCGCTCCAGGAGGAACTGTTGACCTACACTGCCGATGTGGCTCGCGCTGCCCGTTTGGCTGCTGACTTGAAGGCCCACCCCTCAGTCTTGGAAACTCGTTCGGATTTGGTAGTCATACAAAGCCTCGACTCTGTGGTGGATATTTCAAAGTTGGAGCAGCGTACTGTCTCGATGCCCATTCGTGCATACCTTGGCGTTACGGGCTGTGGTAAGACCACAGCCACCATCGCATACTTGAAGACTCTACCTTCTGAAGAGTTGCGCCAAGTACGCATAGTATCTCACACTGAATCTCTTCGCGCTCAAGCGAAGTACAAGATTGACTTTCCGGAGTTACGCGGTGCCAACTTCCCAACCATTGGAGGACTTATTGCTGAACCAAGCACTGGCCCTATTGTCATTGACGACGCTGGCAAGTACTGGGGTGGAATACTTGATCTGGTAATCCTCACAAACCCTCTAGTGCCTGAGATCGTGATCAACGGCGATCCAGCCCAAGGTCTTTCGAAGTTTCCAGTGCGCGGGACTCAGTCGGAACATGACCCTAGTGCCATTGAGTGCATTTCCAAGCTTGCCACTACGTATGCTACTCGATCCCATCGTGCTTTCCAGCTCCTCTCCAACACGCTCGGGTTTCATACAACCAATCCACTGCAAGGTCACATCACTCACACTGTCGGCCCAAAGCATGGCATTCCCGTCTGCACCGCCTCTCCTCGTTACGTTGGAGTTTTAGCTGGTGCCGGCAGGGAAGCTTACACTTATGAATCCGTCCAAGGTGAAGATTTCAAGACCGATGTGGAGATAGATCTCACCGGTTTGGAGGGCGCCATCAGTGATCGCACTGCTTATGTAGCCCTTTCTCGCTCAACCACTGGAATTTACCTTCACATGGACGCCGCGGACCCAACAAACACCCTTCGTGCACCTCCAAGTGGAAGTGATCTCATCAATGCCCTCGTGTACGCAATGCGAATGTCTAATGGGCCAGCCCTTTCCGGCCCGGACTGGGTCGTTAAGGCCTCCTTTTACCGGCACCTACACTGGTGCATGCCCCTCCTCCCATGGTTTGCAAGGATCGGCGCTTCGTTACCAGCCGCCGAATTTCAAATGATTGCTCCAATGTCCACTGACCTGCGGCCTGATGAAGGGTTGGTTATTGAATCCCTCCCAATAGATGCCCAAGAGGGGTCAACTGGACCTTATGACAATCTAGTCCCCGAGACCCACTTCATTGCCAAGGAATACCGCGAACTGAACACTTCTCGTGGCCAGACCGATCAGTTTAAGGAAACCAGTTTTGTCAACCCACACGTGCACAAACGAGGTGATACTCCTACTTACTTCGAGTCAGTGGCCCAACGGCTCTCTCCGGCAACCCGTGCCCAAAACGAGTCACGCATGCGATCTTGTCCACGCACTGAACTCATCGATGAGTACAGGCGTCTGGTCCCCCACCCTGTCAAGTGGACAGCTGAGAACTTTGATGGCTACATTGACCGTGCCATTGAGGAGTACATGTCCAAACGAACTGCTTCAGACGTTTTGAAAAAGATCGCCTCCCATGACCCAGACCGTAGCGGTTCTGATATTAAAATATCTCTCAAAAATCAGGTCATAAAAAAAGATGAAAAACGCCATAAGGTTTCGGCCATTCCGGGTCAGTTGATTCATGAGTATGACGTGCTAACTACCATTTCAGACTCCGCATATGCACTATGGTTTGAAGACAACATCATTGGCAATTTTCCAGAACGCT